TTCACCATCACCGTGGTGGTGGGAAGGATCTCAGAGCGGACCGCACAAACCCGACTTGACGCCTACCTAGCACCCACTGGGGCAACGTCAATCAAGACCGCCATTGAGGGCGACACCAGCCTTGGCGGCAAAGCACAAACTCTGCGCGTCACTGAAATGACAGGCCTGTCCTCGGCAGCCGAGGCAGAAGACATCTACCTGACTGCCACGTTCTCCGTGACTGTCTACGCCTAAAGGAGGCACGCACATGGCGAAGTACGCCGCAACCGATCACTCGATCACAGTAAATGGCTCAGCCTTTTCCACAGCACTTCAGTCCGTGGAACTCATGGTCGAAGCTGCGGAACTAGAAACCACCGCTTTTGGTGGCACGTTCCGTGAGCGCATCGGCGGACTCAAGACCGGCTCGGTCACCTTGAACTTCTTCCAAGACTTTGCCGCTGGTCAGGTCGACGCCACGCTCTTTCCACTCTTGGGAAGCAATGCCACGGTCGTGGTCAAGCCCACGTCCGGCACGGTAAGTGCCACAAATCCCGCGTTCACTGCCGTCTGCTTGGTGACCCAGTACACGCCATTCAGCACGTCAGTTGGCGACATTGCCACCACATCAGTGACGTGGCCCACCACTGGCACAGTCTCACGCGCCACCGCCTAACCCTCTGACCCTTCAACGAAAGGCCCTGCGCTATGAGAATGCAACTGCGTGTCTCCTACCTTGACGGGTCAGCCGTCGACACCACAACCTCGGCGGCTGACCTGATCAAGTTCGAGACCAAATTTGACAAGTCCATTGCCAAAATGGATACGGACCTGCGCTACACAGACCTTGCGTTCCTTGCCTGGTCGAGTCTCAAGCGTGGAAGCAAGACCCCGCTCGAGTTCGAGGAGTGGACAGAAACGATTGAGGCCGTGGTTGCCTCCGATGAACCGGCGGCCATCATCCCTTTGGAGATAGCAGCGCCCACTGGCTGATAGCGCACCTTGCCTGCGAGACGGGCATAGCGCCATCTGCACTGCTAGGCGAGTCAGACCGAATGCTTTTCACTCTGGCCAGATATCTCAGGTGGAAAGCAACCGAGCAAGGCCGACCACGTTAGGAGCCTCGTGGATCTCCAAGAGCGCATCACCATTGCCGGAATGGCTGGCACGCTCAAGGCCTTGAACAAATTGGACCCCGAGGTTGCCAAGCAGATTGGCAAGGAACTCAACCTTGCTGGCCGCAAGATCCGTGATGATGCAAAGCAACTCTTCCCTTCCGAGCCTTCACCGAGAATGCGCAACTGGAAGCGGACACCCGCAAGGCGTCCACAAGGTAAGCGTGACTCCAGCGGAAAGATCAGGGCCGGAAGTCTTGGGTCCAGCGGCAAAGGCTTTCCGGCCTTTGTGCCAGCGCAGGCCAAGAAGTCGATCCGGTCTAGTCGCCGTGAGTTTGTCTTGACGATCCAGTCTCAAGATGGAGCGCTTGGAGTTTTTGAGTTGGCAGGCACTCGAGGGGGCAAGGGTCGTGGGTCAAGCGGCTCACCTCAAGGCCGTTACTTCATGTCACTTCTGCCAGCAGTCAAACTCAACTCAGGCAAGAAGCTTCTGCACGGTCGCGTCATGCGCCGCGCATTGAGAGACAACTACGCCAACACCCGCGTGGCAATCGCTGAGGCCGCCTACAAAGCAGCCTTCTACGTCCAAAGGAGGATGCCCTAGATGGCAGCCAAAGGCATCATCCTGAAGATCGGTACTGAGTACACAAACAAGGCCATGAAGTCGGCAATCTCCGACCTCAAGAAGCTAGACAATGAATCCAAAACCGCCATGAGTGGGCTGAAGTCTTTTGGCAATAACCTCAAGTCCAGCGTGGGGCCTGCCTTGGCTGGCGTGGCCGCAGCTGCTGGCGGCATGGCGATCGCCTTTGGTATTCAAGGCGTCAAGGCCGCCGCTGCTGAAGAGAAGGAACTGGCCAAACTCGGCACGGCTCTGAACAACCTAGGGTTTGCGGATGAGCTGCCCGCCATCAATGAGTTCATTGACCGCCTGCAGTACACATCCGCCGTCTCTGAGAGCCAACTTCGCCCGGCCTTTCAGCAGCTGGTCACCACCACCGGCGACGTGACCAAAGCCCAAGACCTTCTCCAGACCGCCTTGGACGTGAGCGCTGGCACTGGCAAGGACCTGACCACAGTCAGTGCCGCCTTGTCCAAGGGATTTGCTGGCAACGCTGGCGCGCTAAGCCGCCTGGTGCCTGGTCTATCCAACGCCGCCAAAGCATCTGGCGGATTTGCTATCGCCATGGGTGAACTGAACACCAAGTTTGGTGGGCAGGCCGCAGCTGCTGCGGACACCCTCGAGGGTCGCATGAAGATCCTGACCATTGCCTTTGATGAAGCCAAAGAGTCTTTTGGTGTGGGATTCTTGCAAGGTCTTTCTGGCACCAAGGGTGGGATCTCAAGCCTTGCCGATGGCATGGTGGAGATGCAGCCCACGATCCAAGAGTTTGGCGACACGCTCGGCAACGTTCTCAAGAGCGCCATGGATCTCATCGGCATTCTGAAGGATCTCAACAATGTTGGCGCTGGGGAAGGTGGCGGCACTTTTGGCAAGAGCATTGTGCCAATTGCGGACACGATTGCGCTTCTACTCAAGACCACGCCCCAGTACCGCGATCACGTCGACGCGCTGAGCAAAGCGCTAGTAGAGCAGGGCTATTCCCAAACGGCAGTCAATGACGCAATCGCCGCAGCGTTCCCGAAGATACAGCAGAATCTTGTGGCCTTTGGAGATTTTGCCGCTCTTGATCTAGGTGACTTGACAGGTCAAATTGTCGAGGTGAACACTAAACTCAACGAGGCAGCCCGCGCCCGCCAAGTGGATCTCTTTCTCTTCTTCCACGGAGCCGCCGCACCTGGTGTCGGAATCACGTCAGCGCTCAATGACTTCTTCACTGAGTTGTACACCGTCCAAGAAGACCTGAGTGACGCTGGCGCGACAGTCTCCGAAGCGGCCAAGAAGATCAACCCATTCAAAGCGTGGTCTGATGCCATCGCCAACTCAGCTAAGCAGGCAACTGCCAAAGCCAAGCTGATGACCTTGGGCTTCCCTGCCGAGTTGGCAGATTCAGTCATCAATATGGATGGCTGGAAGAAGGTGTACGAGCGGCTGCTCAAGGGTGGCTCTGACACCATCAGAGACTTCATCAGCACATGGTCCAAGGGTGCTGAAGGTCAAGCCGCCATTGGTGCGCAAGTGGACAAAATCACGGCGCAGATCACCAGCAGGCTGGACAAGGCCAAGGACGCGATTGATGACTTCAAGAACCTGAGCCGAGACTTTGCTCAATCCATCAAAGACTTTGGCGCCATCTCCACATTCCAGCCTGACACTGGCGTCCCCATCACTGCCGCTGGCATCACCGCCAACGTGCGCCAACGCCTTGCCATGGTCCGAGAGTTCTCCAGCGTTCTCCAGCAGCTTCAATCTGCCAAGGTGCCGCTCAATCAGGCCGCCCTCTTGGACCTCGTGGGCATGGGTCCGATGGAAGGCCTGCCATACGCCAAGGCCCTGCTCGATGCTGGCGCCTCCACGATCTCTGGCCTAAACAAACTCCAAGGCCAATTCGTCACGCCTGCCAACATCATTGGCAACATCGGCGCCGAGGCTTCCAGCGGCACGACCATGGCGGCGCTTCAATCTGCCACCAATTTCAACGTCCAAGCCGGGGCCATCAACATCACGGTCAATGGCGAGATCACGGCGCAGACGCGCAAGGACATTGAAAACGCAGTGACAAACGCTTTCATCAGAGTGGGACAAGAGCGCCGAAATACTAGAAGGGCTGGAGTCAAATGACCGTCGGAACCGCTTTTCCTAGTGGCACCGTGACCGCAGCTGCTGGAAGTTGGGTTGCCTACAATGGCGGCACAGCGAGCGCTTTCGGATCTGCGCAGGCCTACTTAGCAGACTCAAGTGATACCACGTGGGTGCAATCCACCGCCCTACCGAGTGGTGGAAATGAATCCCAAATTGTTTCACCCTTTGGTGACACCTCCGTTGGATCCAGTCAAATCGTCCGTGTCCGTGGGGTCGCTCGCTTTGGTGGCAACGCTGGTAACGTCGACTTCGTAGTTGTCAATAGTGATGGGCTGATAGTCAGTGAAGTAAGTGGACCAGTCAGTGGCGCTTCCGTAAAGTCCTATCAGGGCAACTGGGTCTTCAATCCCGCAGGTGGGACAGTGTGGCCCGCTGGCACCGTAGATGCCTTCACAATGGCACTCTATACGCTGAACACCACACTGACCGCTCAGCAGCTGCGCCTTGAATATGACTACTACGCAACCCCAGCAGGAACTCCCACTTCCGCGACACCTAACACTGACAAGCCCGCAATCACGTGGAACTTCACTCAAGCCGATTCACTGACTCAATCTTCCGCCGTCGTCAAAGTCTTCTCCACAGCGGTTACAGGTGGGGCGGGCTTCAGCGCAGGAACAAGCAGCGCCCTCTTCTCCACAGTGGTCGCAGGAACCGCCCTCACCGTCACAGCCACCAACGGATTCTTGACTAACGGCTTGGCCTATCGGCCATATGTTCAAGTCATTGCCGATTCCTACGGCATCCCCGTCCGTGGCACTTTCACCCCATCGACCACCGCTTACACCGCCTCCTTCACCGCGCCCACTGCGCCCACCGTTAGCGCCACATGGTCATCAGCCACCACCGGCACGGCTCAGCGCGCCGTCTCGGTAACCATTGCCGGATCTGCCTCACCGTTCAGGTATGACCTACTTTGCAACGGCACCGCCCTAGTCACTGCTGGCACAATGGCCACCAACGGAACCACGGTCTACATTGACCGCCTGATGCCAAGAGGCACGGCAGTCAGTTACACAGCCCGAGTGACTACCGCAGCAACAGCGTCCCCGCAGTTATCCTCCAACTACGGCACAGGCACGGTCACACCCACGGCAGCCACAAGCTGGGAGTTCACCTCACTTGACACTGCCGTGAGCGTCTCTGACTACAACTCACCAGTCAATGGGATTACCTTCAATCGAGCAGAAGCCAACGCAGTCTTCCGCCCGCTGGGATCCACCAAAGCCGTGGTGATTTCAGGTGATATGACTGGCGACGACGGAACCCTGACGTGGATCACCAGCAACCGGTCTTCTTGGGAAACAGTCAAAAACCTGCTGACCTATCAAGGCCCTTTGCGCGTGACCTCACCCTTCACCTACGCCGCTGGTGGTAACGAGTCATGGGTGATCCGCCTCATCTCAAGGGACTGGAATCCGACCGGAAGCACAGCAGTCCCTGTGACCTCAGTCAATGCCGCATTTGTCGAGGTTGATCCAGTAGACACCTCGGTGGTCTAAATGGCCTACCCAGTCTCCAGCACATTCCGCACCGCCCTTGAGGATTCTCACAACGTGGTTGTGCTTGCCACGATCTGTGACATATATGGCAACGTACTGGCAACCTTGCGCCCGCTCGGCGGAGAAGTCTCCATCGATATTGACAGATCAGTCAGACGTGAAGCGGGGGACCTACAGCTGATCGATCCCGATGGAACTCTTCGCCCGCTCGATGCAACGGATCTTCTTTCACCATTGACCGGCTACGAACTGCGCCTCTATCGGGGGATCGAGTTCCCTGGCGGGACCACGGAACTCATACCGCTTGGGGTCTTCGGCTGGTCCACCGCCGCAATCATGGAAGGTCAAACTGGAGTCACCCTTTCCATCGGTGGTCTTCAAGACCGCTCCACTCGGATCTCCAATGCTCGATACAGCCGAGCAGTCAACATAGTTTCCGGCACCGCACTAGAGACCGCGCTTGCTTCAATTTTGGAACAAGCGTGGGGTGGAGTTTCCTATGCTGGCGGTCAACTCATTGAGACCGGAAGAGTCATGCCAGCGGTGGCTTACGGCGCTGAGGGTGATGCAGATCCTTGGGAGGATGCTCGAGCGCTAGCCGATGCTCAAGGGTTCCGCCTCTACTTTGACGCTCTTGGACTTGTCAACTTGTCTCCAATACGTGGAGCCAATGAAGTGACAGCAGTCGTGTCCTATGGGAGCACCTATTCCAATTTGATGATTACCTCACTAACCAAAACTTGGGACACCGCAGACACCTTCAATGGTGTCTTTGCCCTAGGTGAAGGATCCGGTCTGCTCATTCCATTCCGTGGACTGGCCTGGGATGACGATCCCTCATCAGCTACCTATTACCTCGGCAACTTTGGCAAGCGTCCAAGGTATTTCTCAGATCCCACAATTATCAATCAAGCCCAAGCTGATGCTTCCGCCGCAGCACAACTGAAGAAGACTCTCGGCATTGCTGAAAAACTCACTTGGTCTCAGCTGGTAGATCCGAGTCTGGACGTCGATGATGGCGTGAACGTGTATGACGAGGAACTAGGAGTCAATCGTCTCTACCGCTTGGACCGACTCACAATCCCCTTGGCGGCATCCTCACCAATGTCTGCCGAAGCCCGCACAAGAAGGGTCAGCGCCTGATGGATGTCAACAAGTTCCTTGCCGATTTCAGCGCAGGAGACCCAGCCACAAAAATGCGCCTAGGCCAAGCCCGCGTGCGCTCCGTGGACACTGATCCGGTCTATACGCTGACAACCGGCCAAGCCGTCATCGTGCCCACATCCCAAGAGTGGGGCACCTCGGAAATTGTCGCCAACTACTTAGGCGAGTACCCGCCGCGCCCAGGTGGATCCTGCTGGTACGTGACCGATGGAGTAGACCGGATCATCCTTGGCATGGTGGCACCGGATGGGCCACCTAGCGCCAGCATCGCCTTGGCGGCAGCGACTGCCGTGGCCTCGTCCGCAACTACAGTCATCACGACCGGCTCAGTGGTTCATGATCCGTGGAACATGGCCGAGAGTTCCGGAACTGCACTTCAGATTCCTGCCGATGGTGTTTATTCGTTGATGGCGTACGCATCGTGGGCAGCGAATGCCAACGGATTCCGTCAGGTCAACGTGTTTCGTAATGGCACGGTCATCACCGTTAATCGTATGGCGTCGTCACCTACGAGCAATCCAAGTCATCAGACACTTCACCCCTCTTTTCCCATGAGCAAGGGCGACCTTGTTTCCTCAAGTGTTCAGCAAACTACGAGCGGCAGCATAAATCTCAACACACTAATTTTGTCGGCTCAATACGTGGGCCGCCGCCGTAACACGACAGGCACGGCCACATTGATCGCTGATGGTGACTTTGAAAACAATGACATCACCTCCTCACAAAGCGCGTGGGACTTCACCAACGCCACCAGCGCTACGTGGTCACTTGACCCTTCTTTCACCGGCCACTACGACGGCGAAGTAGCGCTCAAAGGTGTTCACGCAGCCGGAACCGTCAGCACAGTGGTGCAAAGCAACACCGTCATCCCAGTGGTGCCCCGGCAGAAACTGAGACTCAGCGCCTACGTGAAAGCAAACGCATTGATGCCAGCGTCTGCCACGGTCGGCGCCCAGTTCCTTCTACTGACCAGCGCGGATGGTACGCCGGTCTATTTGGAAACTGGCACGACAGCCACGACAGCAGGCACTTCACTCTTCACCACCAGTTTCCTCCCCATCTCTCAAGATGTCACTGTCCCCACTGGCGCATTCGTTGCTCGCATCGGATTACGGACGATGAGCACCGCTGCAAACACCGTCAACTGGGACGCAATAGTTGCCACCGAGATTATTTCCTAACCCTCCAAGCCTGCGCCCGCTTAGAAGGCTCGACTCATGCCCGAATGGTTAGACACACCAGGAGAACTGCTGACAGTGCTGACCATTGTCAGCGTCTGCCTTGCTGCGCTCCTGTGGATTATCAAGTCTCAAGTCAGCATGACGCGAGAGTTCAAGCCCAATAGCGGCTCCACAGCTCGTGACGCGCTGGACCGGATTGAAAGAAAACTGGACAACGTGGAACGCAAAGTGGACGACCACATCAACTGGCACCTAGGAGACTGACGTGAGATTCATGATCTGGCTTGGCCGCTCACCACTCGCTTCCGCCCTGAAGGTGGGCATCAGCGTCATCCTTGCTATGGCCGTGGCCGAGTGGACGCAATCAGGCACCATCGCCTTCGACAAATGGCAGACGTGGGTCATTGCCGCCTGCGCTTCCGCACTTCCCGTCATCGTCAACTATCTCAACCCACAGGATGGCCGCTACGGGGACGTGGCCGAGCGCACCAACACACCCGATGGAGACCCGTCATGAGTGACGCCAAGACCATCAGGGCCGCGCTGCTGGATTGGGTAGGCCCGAAGCGTCTGGAGTTCAAGCCCGGCTGGGACACTCGAGGACGCCCGTGGTCTGGTGGCTTGCGTGGCGTCATCGTCCACGATCTCGTAGGCGTGGATCAGGGTGCCGTGGATTGGACCTACGCATCAGGCGAGTCCATGCCGTACTGCAACTCGGTAACCACCCAAGACAAGGTGGTGGTCAACTCCGTGCTCAGCTGCTGGCACTCCGGTCTAGGTGGCCCGTGGCCAGCCGTAGGTGTGCCGCAAGATCAAGGGTCCTACTACCTGTGGGGCATCGAGCACACGACGTGGGGAGCCGTTGACGACATCACGGACCTTCAAGCGGAACTGACTGCCAAGACCATCTGCGCACTTAAGGAAGCGGCAGGCCCCAAGGCGTGGCCCAATCGCAGGCCATTCACCCGCGTCATCCGGCACGCATCGTGGACCGATGGCGGATCCGAGTTAGGCCTGAACTATTGGCTGCGCACCAAGGGCCGCAAGGTCGACACCAAGCGCCCACTAGCTGACTGGCGTGAGGACGCTCGAGCCATGTGGAAGACCAGGAACTAACTCATGAGCCTGCGCGAGGAGATCAGCAAAGTGGGTCAGACTCAAGGCCCCAAGTGTGCCATCCAGCGTTACTCCAAGGAGTTTGCTGAAGAAGCTGCCGACCTCGAAGCGCTCGTGGCCGATGAGACTTGGGTGGCCACTCGACTCTCTGCGGAGTTGCTGCGCGTCCGAGACTGGCGCATCCCATCAGGAGCAATCCTCAAGCACCGCCGCCGCACGTGTGGGTGCTACCAGCGTCTGACTACCAGCTGATGGGCCTACGCGATGAGATGGCGGCAATGGCCCCACAAGGCCAGATCCCTGTCACTCACATGCTTCCCAGTGGATGGCAGCCCAGCGTCACCTATTCCCCTGGTGGTGGTGCTGATGTAGTGACGCTGGGTGTCGGCAGTCCAAGTGAGTCCACGTGGGTGGATGAAGTCCGTGCCATGGGAGTGGTCATTCCCGAAGGCTGGACCGTCCGACTTGTACAAATCAGCCACGATCCAGCCGCGTGGGTCCGTCACGTCCAAGGTGATGACGCCACCACCGAAGCAGTCACCCGCCGCCGCTATGCCGTGGAACCTGCGCGAGCAATGGCCAACATTGATGACTTACTGGGCAGCATCGGCAAACCTCGAGCACGCGCCAAGACCACCAGTGGAGACTCTGCCTTCATTCACTGCCTAGCAGATTGGCAAGTGGGCAAAGAAGCCTACGGGATGGGCACTGATGAGATCATCGCCAACGTTCTTGCTGGCCTAGATCGTGGCATCGAGCGCCTGAAGATTGAACGCAAGCGCCGCCCGATTGGGACCGTGGTGCTGGCAGCTCTTGGTGATCTTTGCGAAGGATCCGCCAGCCAAGGTGGGGCAGTGATGCTCCAGTCAGACCTTGGCGTCACTGAGCAGATCCGCGTCATCCGCCGCCTGCTGCTCGAGCACGTCAAGGCCTACGCGCCGCTAGTGGATCGGCTCATCGTTCCCACCGCACCGGGCAACCATGACCAGCCCCACCGCTTTGGTGGCATCGCTCCCCGAGGTCACGACTCGTGGGCCGTTGATGCCGCGCTACAAGTGGCCGATGCTCTGCACCTTGCTGGCGGATATAAGCACGTGGAAATTGTGACCCCAGACATTGACGACTTGACCGTGACCATTGAGGCCGCAGGAACCATCATCGGCCTAGCGCACGGGCACCAGATGAAGAAAGGGCAAGCCCATGCCTGGTGGGCCAAGCAAGGCCACGCCCGTGCCCGCATCGGCCAAGCAGACATCCTGCTGACCGGGCACTATCACCACTTCCACGCTGAGACCGATGGAAAGCGCACCCACATCCAATGCCCCACCGCAGATACCGGATCGCCCTGGTATGACCAGCGGGCAGGTGGCCGCACCCAAGCAGGGACCCTGACCTTCATCACCTCAAATGGCACGTGGACCGGGCTGGAGATCTCATGAAAGACCAACGCAAGCAGCTGCTTGAGGACGCCGCCAAGCTCATCACCCAAGACCGGAACAAGACCCATGGTGACTATTCGCTAGAAGCCGAGCGCATCGCTGATATCTGGTCCGCCATCTGCTCAGAGACCATCCCGCCCGAGAACGTGCCACTGATGATGATCGGGCTGAAGGTTGCTCGAGCATCAGCGGGACGGATGAACCGGGATGACTTTGTGGATATCGCAGGCTATGCCGCGCTGGCATGGCAACTGGCCATTGATCAAGGGAGGGATCGGCGATGAGCTTTGAAGCGTGGATCCACATCTCTATTGGCACCTTGACCATTGAGACCGGCATCGACTCACCTCACTACGCGCCCGACGTCGTCCGGGACACGTGGACTCAAGCGATCCGTGGACTCAAGGAGACTATTGAGACTGCCGCTGCCTTGGGTCTGGTGCAAGTGGACTCAGACGATGACATCGTGGCCTTGATTGAGGATGACGATGAGGACTAGCCGGACATGAAAAGCCCCCGTCCCATTGGCGGGGGCTTTCTTTCTTTGTCTACTTGCCGCGCCACGCACGGACAGTGGGCCGAGATACTCCGAGCAGCTTGGCCGCCTGGACCTCACTCAGGCCCCGCTGGTCACAGAGATAGTTGAGCAGCACCTTCACGCGAGTCTCAAGCTTCTCCGTATTCGACTGCCACTTCTGCCAGCGGTCGATCGTGGCAACGATCGCGCCCCAATCTTCGCCGCACTTCTTACACACAGGCCCTTGGTCATCAGTGCAAATTGCGCACGATTTTGGCATCTCCATACCACCTCCACTAGATAGACTAATAAATGCCGAAAGCGCGCCCACACGCCCCCCCCCCGTGGGACATCGGACGCGCTTTCGGTCTTCTCTACAGGGACGAAACCGCCCTCAGCAGAGCGTCATCAGATACCTCCACATAGCGCTGGGTAGTAGCCACAGATGAGTGACCCAGCAG